TCGCTAACATCTTCGTTTTTTGTTTCCGGCAAAGTGTCCTCAACAGACGGCTCTGTGGCATTTACAAATAAAGATTTTAGTTTGTAAAGTTCAGCTTCAATAGCATAGCCTAACTCGTCGGATATATCGCCCTTACGAATTAGTTTTGCTAGGTTATCATATTTATTAGCTATTTTTTCAACGTCCATATTACCTTTAACGTCTAATATTAAGGCTTGGTCGTTTGCTGCTAATGTAACGGCGCTAATTTCAAAAAGTTTAACCTCTCTAATTTCACGAACGCCATTAACCATAGCTTTATTGATTGGCAAAATACCAACGCTATTTTCAGTAACAACTCCTGCTTTAATTAATTGCATTACGTCTTTACCTAATCTAGTTTGCGGTATTTCAGCTTCAAATACTAAACCTTTTTCGTCCTCATATAGACTTAACATTTTACCAAGTGGCCAATCCATATTGTGCTGGTATAAATACCTAACACGGTCGCCATTTTCTTTTATGGTTTTAGTATATGCGCCTTTTGTAATTATATCGCCGTCCGAATCTTTGTTTCCAAAAACTGAACCGTAACCTTTAACAATACCGCTTTTATCGTCGGCATCTAAAAGTTCGCCCATTGGCGATGCTTTATATAACATCATAGTTTATAAAATTTTTGTAAAGATATTAAATTTTGTTTTATTTAAGTTAAGCCAAAACCTATATCAGTAATTATATCAGTTGTATTTGCGTCAGGCTTAGGAAATGGTGCGGCAGAACATCTGCAATTTACTACGTTTCTAGCGCTACCACTACCGGGGCCAATAATATATTCGCCGTCTACTAAAAAGTTTTTATTAAAATCTACTATCTGACCATTTGCAGCACCGTGCCATTCGCGTTCTCTGTCGTCCATAGACGTAATCCATTCCTTTTGCATATCCTGCCCAGCGTAAACACTTTGAGCGCTGCGCATAGTTGCTACATTTGCGGCCCTTGTTGCTTCGGTTCTAACTAAACGCCTAGCTTGAAATTTACTGTAATTATCATACTGGCGCATAAGCATCCTAGCCCTTACAACTTCGCCCTCTGCCATAAATATTGGGTCAGCCATTAGCTTACGCAATACCTTTAGCAAATTACTTTTTGCCGTGCCTTGCACTAAAGTAACCCTTTCGGCAGCCACTTGCATACCATAAGAGCGAAAATAAGCGCGCCAGCTTTCTTGCTCTTGGCTGGCATCAAATTGTTTTGAAATATATTTATCTGAATTTTTAGCGTACCAGTTTGCAAAGCGCATACCAATACTCTCGTAAAGGCTTTCATAACCTTTTTGGAAACCGTCCTTAGTAAATACCGCTAAAAGGTCAGCAGAATTTAAGGCGCCGTTTTGTGTGTATATATCAACGGCTTTTTTGCTTTCTGCTAAATAGTATTTTGTAAAATCTTGTAAACTTGCAGCTTCGGCAGTTTTTAAAAGGCTTTCAAAATCCTTTTGCCATTTTGCCCTTTGCTTATTATTCATTTACTGCTGGTTTGGTTCGTCTAGTAATGGGTCTGGCATATTTAACGGCATAAGGTTGGCTGGTATGTAGAAGTCATCCATTTGCACGTTTTCCTCTCTGCCATAATACATAGCCTCACGTTTTTCGTTTGGCGTAACCCACCAGGCTTGGCCAAGTTGCCCAACTATTTTTTCTAATTCGTCTTGCAGTTCTGGAACGGCGCTAAAATCAAAATCTATATAAACGTTAGGGCCATATTGTGGAGCTAACCATCTGTTCAATTCGTCTCTTAATTTTACCAATTCTGGAATTACCGCGTTTTGATATAAAGCCTTTTTGGCTTCTTTCATATTGTTGTAAGTAGAACTGTCGGTATTATTTAAAAGTTGTACCGGTACGTTGTAAACATTACAAAGGTCTTTAACAGTAGAATTGTATTGCTCAATAAGAGCCAAATCTGTTGCAGGCAATCCAAAGTTTACCCAGCTTAACTTAGACGGCGTTATAATAATATCTCCAGCATTTTGGCTGCCTTGGTGCTGCTTTCTAAATTTGTCTTTTAACGCTTGCGCTTGCACTTCGTTTATATCTCCTTCGTCGCTCATTAAAATACCTCTAGCCGTTTGGTTTTGTAGGTATTTAACTCCAGTTGTAAGTGCTTCGTTATTTGCAGTTAAAGAACGCAAACCAGCGCGTAATGGCGACTGTCCGTATAAATGCGTACCAGTACCGTCGTAATCTGGGTTAAAGTCTTTTATGTGGCATATAGCGTCAGCGTCTGCTTCAAACGTTCCGTTGTATTGCAGTTTATAACCTTGCACCGGCTCTAATATACCGCCACTTACAATTTCTACGTTTTGCGAAGGCAATACATAAAGTTCCGTAAATTTATTAGCGTTGCTTCCAGTTTCTGGCCCAATACCATAGATAAATCTATTTCCTGTCAATTTACCAAAAGCTATAATTTCTGTAAGCCAAGCGTTATAAGATTGCGCAGGGTTTGGGCGTTCTAATAATTCGTGTAATGGGTGTCCTTCTAATTCGTTAAACGCCTTAGCTTTTAATACCCTAGCATTGTGCATTACGTTGCCGTCCATATATCCGCTAGTCATTGATTTGTAGCGCTTAGAATCTGCAACGTTTTTAACCTCATACACTTGCAGCGGTATTGTAGTTGCCGCTTTTGTAATTAGGTTAATAATAGAGTAAACAGTTGCGTTTGTTTGGTAGCCTTGCTTTATATATGTGTCGTCGTTCTCTTGGTTCCATACAATGGAATTACCAAGCCAGTTATATAGCGCTTTATTGTAATTTATATTGGTGTTTTGTGCGCCTTTAGTAACAAGCGACTTTATTCTGTCCAGGATAGATGCCATTGTCTATATAAAATTTTTTGTAAAAATACGAATTTTACACTACAAAAAAGTTATTAATTAAATTACGTTCTATTGAGTAGCTAGTAACGTCTATATGTTCGTCGTGTTTAGCGTTTGGGAAAGTGCTAACTTGTTGTATAAACGCTTCGTTCCAATTATCTTTAATTAAAAACACCCTGCCACCTTCAATAAATGGCGACGATGCCCTGGCTCTTTCAATTTTTGAATACTTTACGAAGTTTGTTTTTAACTCGCTTACATTAAAATTTGTTTCGCGCCTTAATAACTGAACTAATGATTTCCCAGATGCTTTAGGCTCTACTAAAATTTGTTGTATATGTACACCGCAGCTTTTCACAAAACTTTCAATAAAGGTTTTAAGTTCTGGCATTTCTAAGTATTTATCTATGCTTTTAAGTATATACAAATTGCCGTCTTTACCTTTACCGCTTATCTGTATTCCTGTGGGGTCGTTTTTTGTGTCTTTAGTATATGCGCCATCTATAAACATTTCCCAATATACATCCGCTGGAACCTCGGCTTTGTTTATTATGCTAAACCAATCTTTGCGCCATTCCCCACCCTCTTGCGGTGCTGGCTCTTGCATATACTGACCGCTAAAAGTATAACGGTCTGCCTGCCTAATAGCTTCTAATTCGTCAAAGCTATGTTTGCTAGGCCATAGTGCATTATTGTTTTCGTCTATTGCAGCTAACTTTAAATGGTGCCATTTTTCTCCACTACCACCGTCTAATAGATAGCCGCTTAAATCGTCTTCGTGCAACCTTTGCATAATAACTATAATAGGCACGTCTCTGCTATTTACACGCGACCTAATGGTAGTATTGTATCGGTTATTAATAAACGAGCGCTTAACATCTGAAACGGCGTCGTCCGGCTTTAAAGGGTCGTCAATAATAATAGCCCCACCAGTACCGGCACCAAATCCAGTTATAGCACCCCCAGAAGCGGTAGCATAAACACCACCGCCAGCAGTTGTGTACCACTTCTTTTGGCTTTGGCTATCTTTTTTAAGTTGCAAAGGCCAAATGCTTTGATAAGCGTCGCTAGTAATATAGTCCCTTGTTTGGCTAGAATTATCTAATGCTAAGGCGTCTGAATAGGATAAGTGTATAAATTTAGAAGCTGGGTTTTTAGCAAGCGACCAGGCCATAAACATTTTAACGGCAATCTCGGTCTTACCATACCTAGGCGGTATATTAATTATAAGGCGGTTAATTTCGCCTTTACTTACCTTTTCAAGGGTTTCGGCCATTTGGATATGAAATGGCGCCACTTCAAACCTATTGCCTGTATTTTCTTTAAAAATAAATCTTGTAAAGAATAGTAAGCTATTAATACATTTATCTTTAATAATCTCCCTAACTGCTTCCATTTTCCCATTTTAGTATTCTTTATCTAGTATTTCGTCTATTTGCTCTATTGCCTCGTTTGATATTTTAGTTATTGGAATACCGCCTTGGTGTGTAATTTCTTGGCGTTCTATATACCCTCTTTTTTTACCTTTTGTTTTTAATAAAAAAATAGTGGCAGAAGTGTTGCCGCTTTTAACTTGCTTATGTAGTTGGCTTTCAGCAAAGTCTAAAGTAACGTTTTCAATATCTGCAACGCTTTGCGCATACTTTGGGTCTTTCTGCATCCAATCATAGTGCGTCTTCCTGGTAATACCCACTATATTAGCCGCCGTTGTAACTACGCCTAAAGATTTTTCAAGGGCTTCTAACATTGCCCTTTTAAGTGTAACATTTTGCTTATTCATTTTACAAAATTAAATAAAAAAAGCGGCTAAATTAATAACCGCCTTGTTTTTATGTAATTATATTAAGCCCATATTTCAAATTGTCTGTCCAAAGCTTCGTTGTAAGTTTCAAAAAAATGTTCATTTCCGTTTTCAACGTCAAAAATTATATACTCAACATCTTGACCAAAACTACTAGCTATTTGAATGCCATTTTCTAAAGCTATGTAAACATATCCGCTTTCAGCATTAAAACCTGTTTCCATTATATCCTCGTTTCTTGCATTGTTATTGTATTCTTTTATAACAATTTCTAAGCTTAATAAATCACTTGAACCTAACTTTGATAAATCTAAATTTTGCATAATAAATAGTTTTAGTTAATAATTTAATTTATTTTTTTTGCCCACATAAAGGGTACATTCTTGTATAATAACTTTGTCCTTTTTTAATACGTTTTTTATTTTTAAAAACAATATCTTCTTCAGCTATTGCATCTATTCTACCGTAATACCCTATTTCTTCTCTATCTGGTTCGCTAATAATAACTGAACCGACATATTTACCATTTACTAAATATTCTAAGAAAAAACCTAAATTTTGAAATTGTGTTGTCATATTTGTTTTATTAATATGATGCTAATTTAAAAAAAATTTTTAATTTACCAAAATTTTAAATAAAAAAAGGTAGACTATTAAATCTACCTTTAGAGCGTAATGGTGGAATCGAACCCCTCCTTCTAACTGGTTGTCAGATGTGCTACCAGTACACTAATTACGCCTATCCTGTAAAGTTATTTTTTTTCCTTTATACATACCAGCCCCTTGTTTATCAATTTCGCTAAATGGTAATATATCTGCATTTATATCGCAATTTTTATCTATTAAATAAATATATTTTAACTGTTTACCTTCAAAAGGTTTCCAATTTCTAAATTCGCTGCTAATTTTTAAATGATGCGCCTGTATGACGTGTATTGCTTCCCCTGTTTTAGGATTAATTCTTAAAGCAGTATTATCTACAATACCAACTAACTTAAAACCACTAGCTCTATAAATTGTACCATCGCCGCATTGCGTACCGTCCGCAAAACTAATAATCCATTTTATTTGCGGTGCATTTTTTTTAATTAATTTAATACTTATTGCAATACATCTACTTTCAGAATATTTTGGCAAATAATCATCAAAAGCCATTCTATTAAGTTCTATAAATTCATTCCAACCTGTATTTTTTACTAAATTAATTGTGCCTTTTTTATTTATACTTGGGCCATACGACATAACGCCGTGTAATTTATTATCTAAAAAACAACCAAAATGCAAAGTGCTATTAGGTACAACCTTTCCGCTATAATGGTTTTTTTTAACAAACTGATTAGCTATTTTACTAGGTATAACTTTGACTAATATTTCTTTTACTCGCCCCATATAATTAGTGGAGTAGGGAGGGTTTGAACCTCCTATTAAACCCCTATTGGTCTACCCCTTTTACTACCCATTTTTGATTTTTACGAAAGATACTACTATCTTTTGGATATTTTAAACTTTTTTTCTCTAAAAATTTTCTTAAACCTTTTTGTAAAGGATATAAATATAGGTATCTATATGATTTAATTATTTGTCCTTCTCCAAATAAATATTCTCCAATATTTTGCCCACCTTTTATTTCTTTTGGCACTCTACCAAATCTCATTGGAGCAATAATATTTTTGTATTCGTTGTTTTTTGTTAAATAAAAATCATTACAATCATCTTTTCCAAAATACAACCAGGAACTGCTTTGATAAATTATACCGCAATCGTTTTTACAACCGCCAGCGTGTGTTACTAAAACTTTTATTTTAGTGTTTTTTTTAAACAGTTCATATATCTTTCCTAATACAAAACTTTCAGAGTTAAAGCCTAAAATGTCGTGTATATTCATACGCTGCATTTCAATATATTCGCCATCTTTTATATTGGGTATGTATTTTTTTATTTTTTCTTTAGTTGCAGTTGAATATCCAAATGTTATTACGCCATATAATTTACCTAAATAGAAAACACCAAAACATACTTTTGGGTTTGGAAATGTTTTCATATAATGATGTTTAATAGTATATTCTTTAGCTATTTTACTATTAATGATTTTTACTTTTACATTTTTTAATTGTTTGTTGCCATCCATTCTGTAACTATTAAATAAAGCGCATTACCATTTCCGTTTTCATTTCCATACGTTTCAACGTACTTAAAAGCATCTGTTTTTTTAATATCTGCTATTGCATTTTTTATAATAGTAGCCTGCTCATCTGCTAAAGTATAAGTTTGTTGTTGAAAAGGTTCTTTATCGCCTTCTGGCAAACTAAATTCATCACTTAAATCTTCATCGCTTACATCAAACCCTGGCATATCTAAAGCCCAATCTTGCAACTGCTCTGTATTCCATTCGTTAGCTATAAGTTCCCAGTCCCATTCTCCAAAACCTACGTTATCCTTTATTATAAATTCGTTCTTTTGCTCTTGCGTCCAGCCTTCTGCTACATCAATCCAAACTTCTGTTAGCCCAGCTTTTTCGCAAGCCTTTAAACGCATATTACCGCCTAAAACAACCATCTGTTCATCAACTACAATAGGTCGTTTTTCTAACATTTCTGGAAACGCCTGTATTGATTTTACAAGTTTATTAAACTTAGGGTCGCGTATATACCTTGGGTTTTTTTCGTTTGGTTTTACCTCTTTAATGTTTACCTTTTGTTTCATATACTTAATTTATCTAATTGCCAGTTTTTACCAATTTTATTTAAAACGTCAATAAGTGGTTCTGGTGCCGTGCTATTCCATTGTCCTATGTAATATGCTGCCTCAACCTTACATTCTCGCAAAGGTATATCTTTACTATCGTTTTTGTAATTATGCGTTATAAATAAAACTATTGATTTTTTAGTATGCCAGCTATCTGCTATGCGTTCTAATAACAACCTTTGGCCAGTTGGTAACTTACTGCCTTCCCTTTTAACTTCCATTAATATTAGCGCCTCGTTGTCAAACTCTAAAACGGCGTCAATATCGCTTGGGTGTATTTTACCGTTCTCAACGCCAGTAAAATCTAAACCTTGCTTTGCCTGGTTGCTATTTCTTATAAGTGATTTCATTCATTTTCTTTTAACCATAATATGGAAACGCCAAATACTAAAAACATTATTTGCACCATACGTTCATCTTCTTGCATCTCAAACGCTTCGTATTTGCCACTTGCGTAATTTAAGCCTAATACCAAACCAAAAATTGGAAAAAAAGTAATTTGAAAAGTTCCCATATTAAAAATATTTTTTGTAAAGGTACTCATAAATTTCAAAAATCTTTGCATTAACGGTTTGGTTTGTATAATAGTCTGGCGATTTTGTTATTGTACCCATAACGTCTAATATTAAATATATGCCTCTAAACGTAGGCTCTGGCATAATTTTTATATTATTTCTTATGCACCATATTTTAGCATTTGTTTGCGCTTCTGTTGGTACGTACTGTTTTATGTTTTTACGTTTTGCCATTAAAAAGGTATTACATCTTTTTTATCTTCTATTTTAGGTACTGGTGCAGGCTTAAAAACAGGGGGGTCAAATTTCATATCTCCAAGATTTAAACCTCTATATACACCGCCATTTTTAAAGTCTGGCGCTATGTTAAAACTACCGAGCTGCCCATTTTCTTTACGCTTTACTTTTTCAACGTAAACCTCAACGCTATCGCTTCCGTAATTAGTCCTATTGCCAATATTTCTAAAGCATATCATACCATTGTATGATTTATTAAAAAAGTCCGCAGAGCCGCTTATATCATATAACGTTGGCTTTTTATACTTACCATTATCGCTTTCAATTTTTCTAGGGTGCGCCACTAAATATAAGTGCGTATTTGTTTGCTGGCAAAATTGTGTTATTTGCGAAAGTGCTTTTCCAATATAACTGTGGTCTCTTTGCGCGCTATGGTCTAGCATATTCCAGGGGTCAATAACACAAACGTTTACACCTTTTTGAAATACAAGGTCTTTGAAATGGTTTAGTATTGCCTCTAGCGTTAGGTTTTTTAGGTCAATTTTAACCCAGTAAAAATGTTCCTCAATAAAATCTTTTGTTTTGTTTAGCGCTTCGCTATCGCAGTTTTTTTCATTTAGTTTATTTGCTATACGCTTTATATGCCCCTCGTATGGCCAGCTTTCTGGGCTAAACATAGCAACCCTAAAATCGTATTTCATTGCAAGGTTTACGCATATCTGGTCTATAATATCAGACTTACCGCTATTTGGTATTCCAGTTACTACCGTCCATTCTCCCATAGCCATTTTATAATATTCGTCGCTTATACCTAACTCAACGCTATAATTTACTATGCCATTTTCGTTATACCTTAGCACGTCGTCCCATATATCTGAAACATTTAAAACGCCTTCTAATGGAAAGTTTTTGGCTTGCTTTACAATATTGCGCAAGTCCTCTGCGCCTTTACTTACTAAAACCTCGTTAGCGTCTTTATACTGTCCAAAATCTACATATTTGCAGCGGTACTGCCCAAACCTTCTTGCAAGTTCGTTTCTAAGCTGCAAACCGGCGTCGTCGTTATCTGTGCAAATTATTATTTCGTCTTTGTCCTCAAAATATTTCCAACAGTTATCTAAATATTCTAAGCGTTGGTTACCTTTACTGGCTCCATTTGGTACTGAACAAACAGAATATATACCTGCCTCGTGTAAACTTAGCGCGTCCATTTCGCCCTCAACTATATAAACCTTTTGTAGTTCGGTAATATTATCTAAGCCATAAAATATAAGTTCGGCCCCAGATACCATTTTAAAATTCTTTTCGGCATCTCTGTATTTAATATTTACTAGTGTATTGTTTCGGTAATAATTAAAATTTATTGTTGAGCGGTTTTTTTTAATCTGCGGTATAAATGTTTCGCTTTCGCCTATTTTCCAATGCGCAAGTGTAGCCTCGCTTATTCCTCTGCCTTTAAACCATTGAACTATTTTATCGCTAAGTTTTAATTCAATTACAGGCGGTTTTATATATTCTTTTTTAGGTTTAAATCTAACAGACCCAGACCAACCGCAGTTATGGCAGTTGTAAAACCCTTTTTCAATATTTACGCTAAGGCTATCGTCGTTTTTGTTTTTTCGCGTTTGGTGGCATTGTGGGCATTTCGTTTTAAGTTCCCCAGATTGGCGCCCTTTAAGTGAAATACCTAATTCTAAAAATTCAGCTTGGTACATAATAATTCGTTTAGTTAATGGCTAAATTAAAAATTTATTTTAAATCAGCAAGTATTTTTTTTAGCTTTTCCAAATACAAAACAAAATCCATTGCTTCCTCTTGAGCGTGTTTAAGCCATTCTAAGGGCGTTAAATCTTCTCTGTCTAGTGTTACCCCATATTTTTGCGTTCCTACGTTAGAACGGCTTATAAATGCTTCTAGAACGTTATTTACTATGCTATCGTTTGTAAGCGGCGTACAATTTCTACATTTTCCTTTCATCTGTTATATATTTTATTATTAGTTCAAAATCCTGCGGCGTAAGCATTGCGTTTTGTTTTAATATAAATTGGTTTAAATAACTGCCGTCGTTTAATTCAGCAACAAGTTCCATTTCGCCAATTTTATTTTTACCGTAATGCCATTGTTTTACGTTTTTTATTTTAGTCATTGCAGCTGGCTTTTTTAACTCCGCTTCTACTGCATTATACTTTGCCATTATGTTATCTATTTTGCGTACACTATTGCGTACATTTTTTAGCGCCGGTAACGATAATACATTGGGTCTCCAAAACGCATCCTCTCTGGCCCATTTTACCGCAGCATAAATACGCCTTAAATCGTAATCGTTTTTTTCAAACCATTTTAAAGCATTTTTCCAAGTTGTTTCCTGGCTCTTATTTTTGGGTAGTGTGTTTTCGCCTTCAAATAGTTTTATGAAATTTGGGTAGGCGCTTTCAACTAAATCAGAAAATTTAGGCGACGCATCAACCTTTTTAGGTTGTGCGGTAGTATTTCTTTCTTTTAGTATTTCTTTACTATCAATAATATTATTATTAGTATTACTTTGTAGCCGATTTGTGTGCGGCCGGTTTTCGGGCTGCACGTAAACTGTGCCGCCGGATAATCCACCGCCGGATAATTGGTCTGCCGGTTCTAAAACCAATTCGTAGTTATAACCAATAAACAAACCTTTGTCTCCTTTTACCCTTTCGCGTATTAAATAACCAGCGTTTTCCAACTCTTTAATTTTTGATTTTACGGACGCTTTGCCTTCTTTAAAAGCGCCAATAATAAACTCTATTGAAATACTAAATTCGGAAGTGTGAGAAAATAAAAAACAATATAAACCAACGGCGCCCATTGATAAATTGTTGTCTCTTAAAATTGGATTTGGTACAACCGTAAAGTTTGTAAAATCTTTAGGTTTTTTTATTATTCCAGTTTTCATAAAATAAAAAAGCAGGGGGTTCGGCGATGCGGCGCTTACTACCCTTGCTTTAAATGTTTTCCTTTTTTAACTCGGTTCCGCATAACTAAGTTAAAGTACAAATATAAATAATTATTCCAGTATCATTTTCATTTTTTGGCAAAATGTTTTCAGTTCTGCATAATACCGTAAAAAGTTTTTTAAACTAATGTGGCCATCTCCATAGCGCTCAAAAAGTATTTCTATAAGTAAGTCCCTTTCAACCTCTGTTATAGTTCCAGCTAACTCGAAACCGTCTGCGGCGCCAGTAACTTCTTTATACCTGCATCGCATCTTTTGGGTATCTTCATTATAATAAATAAAAATGTATCTCATAATCCGTTGTTAAAATATTGGTCAATTACTATTTTGCACTTATCAAAATCGTTAAGCCAAACAGTAAACCAATTACAACTTTCTAAATCTTTGAGCCACTTCTTTTGGTTAAGACTTGGTTTATTATATCCAGCTTTTAATTCAATCGCTAATCCATTATACTGACCGCTAGGCGTAAAAATTAGTATATCTGGTATGCCACTTGTTACACCTAAATATTTTAATTTAAAACGCTCAAACGGCGAACGCTTACCTTCATTAGCCGGGTGCGTTACTAATGCCTTTGGGTATTCAAGACCTATATAATTTAATACTGCCCTTTGTAAATGGTCTTCTGGGCCTAAATACCGCATATACGGATTATACTTTGCCATTTTACAAAGTTACTACAATTTGCTTTCAAATTGAATTTCAATATCAGCATTTATTGGCAATGAATATTTTATGTTATATTCCTTAAATAAAAAAATTGCCCTTTCAAGTTCAACTTCATTAATTAAAACAACACAATCTTTTATGTAATTGTGTTTTGGAATATCGTCTTTAAACCATTCAATAAGATATTTATTTTTAGCTAAAGATACAGTACTGTAAGCAATACTATATTTTTTAGCTATTTCCTCTATTGTCAAACTACTAAAATGGTAATCATAGGCAGCATTTTGCAAAGTAAGTTCTCTTTTAGTCATCCCTATAATATTATTATTCCTTTATCGTTTCTTTCATAGCCTTTATATCCTGTTGGAATACCAGTTTCTAAATAAAACTTCCAGTCTCTAATCGCGTTTAAATAAGCGCTGCGACCCTCGTCTATCATTTTTTCACTAAGCGTATAACATTCTACTGAAAATGGATAGTTAGTTTCAATAGCTATAAATACAAATTCCTTTGGGTCAATGCCTAACATATCGCTATAAAACGCCGCTTGTAAATGGTAGGCGTATTTATATACATCGTTTTTAAACGCTCTAGGGCTATTGTCCTGGCACGTTTTAGGGTCTGAAATAAAACCTAACATCTTATTTACGCAATCCGGTCTAACCCTTACAGGTACGCCCTCAAACTCTGTATAATGTGATAGTTCAATATCGCCTTTAGTATAATATACCGCTTGCTCGTTTTGTTTAAAATTGTTTTGTATAGCTAGTATATCGTCATAGGTTTGCTGGTCAATAACATCTTTGCCATTAGATAATTTTTCGTGCTTAGCCTTTTCAGCTTTACCCTCTTTAGTTCTGCCGTCAACCTTTGGCATTATATAATAATCATTATAAAACTGCTCTGGTTCTAAAACCGCAGTATGTACCGCCGTACCTAACTGCATACTACTGCTAGTAAATGGCTTTTTATTAATGTAGTGGTAAACGCTTTTTTTGTGTATTGCTTTTAACCCACTTGCACTTATTGCATCGCTGCTATGGTAAACCTCGTTGGTCTCTATTTTAGTAATTATTTTATTGCTCATATCAAATTAAATTTTTGTAGTAACTTAATAAACCAGCCTCTATTTGCGTAGTTTTCTGCTTCTTGTGGCGTTAGTATTTCAACTCTAATGCCGTGCTTAGTTTGGCGCTCGTAATAAACCAATCCTGTTTCTAGTGTTTTAAATTTTTTCATAATAAATAGTTTAATACTGCTAAATTAAAAAAATACTTTTAATTACCAAGCATTTTTAAAAAAATATTTTAAATAAAAAAAAGCGGCCCATTATAGACCGCCTTTTGGTTTAGGTTAGTTGTTTCCCTTAAAATGGTAAATCGTCATCAACTTCTACTGTTGCTGGCGCTGCTTCAAAATTAGCAGTTTTAGGTTCTGGCTTCCAAGTGTCCACTTGAACCTTTACATTCTTACCGTACTGGTCTGCTTCTTTTTTCTTTGAAATATCTAGCTTAACATATTTTTTACCGTTGTACTCAAATATGTGTTCCTTTGGTAAATCGCTAAGGCAAACCGTTACCTTAAAAAATTCGCCATACTGACCGCTTACTGTTTTACCGCTTCCTGCGTAAATGATTTCTTTGTTTTCCATAATTGTTACTGTTTTAATTTAATTTGATTATCGTTTAATTTTTGTAGCACCTCGCAAATAGCATCTGGTGTACCTTTTATTTCTATTTTAGCGCAAGTATTGCTTTCGTATATAACTTCTATATTTTCAATCGTAGTGGTTTGCATTATATACTAAATTTATCTTTTATCTGTGCGCGGTATTCTTTTTTCATTTTAAAGGCGCCAACAACTTTATATGCCTGCTCTTTAGTACCTTTTAATGTAGATTGTAATTGACTATCGGTAAGCCAAGGTCTATTATCTGCTTCTTTGTTTTGGTTTTGCACCGCATTACCCACTTCCTCTGCGCTTGCAATAGAAGTGTCAATACCTATGCCCAAATAACCCAACGCTCGCCCTAAAGCGCTTGTAAAACCGTTCTCTAAAAAGCTGGTTTTGTTTATATAGCTACTATCTCGGTACTCCTGGGCGTGTGCAGTTACAACAACGTTACCTTCGCCGTCTGTTATAGTTACCTTAAAAACGCCTTCCTTATCGTTTAGCTTCTCAATAGTTTCTATAATACCCCAATTAGTAAATACGTCCTCTGACCTAAAATGTTTTAACCGTTCATTTACGGTAATGTAATTGTTCCCTTTAATGTTTACTGCTTTCATAATAAATTGTTAATGGTTAAACTTCTATTTCTATACCTAACTCCCTAAGCGCCCTAATATCTGAAATAGTTAGCCTAGTCGGTTCGTCTAATTTGCTCTTTAGCGTTGGCATCGTGCAACCTAAATGCGCGCATACATCGCGTTTTAATAGCTTCTTTTGTTTTAATTGTTGTCGTATATCCATATATAAATAATTTATACAAAAATAAAAATTATCTTTTAATTAAAAAAATATTTTACATAAAAAAAGGGGCAGCAATCCGAAAATTACCACCCCTAGCAAAGAAACAAAAAAGGGAATCTTAAAAATTATATGTCTCTAACCATTCTTTTGCAGCTTTATAAAATTCATTATCTGGAAATTTGCTAACATCTATTTGGCCCATATTTCTTTTGTCAAAAATAGGGTCGCAACTGTAGTGCGCAATATGGTGCCAGCTTTCCAAATTGTTTACGTTTGGATAATAGCAGTTGTGCGTATCGACCATTTTAATTTTATTGTTGTGGCACGCAATATTTAAACCGTACATCGCTTGCCACCAACTATGATTATTTCCGTTTTGCTCTGTTCCTATTTCAATACTCGTTTCGATTATTTCGTTTATAATCTTTTTGAGCGTTTTAACGCGCGCTATTACATTAAATCCGCCGTTCATATAATTATAATCGTCGTGCTTTAAATACTTCTTTATAATGCCGCTATTTGCGCTTGTCGG